CATATTTAAACTGTATAAATAAACAGCATTTGTATCAGGTAACCACTGTCGAATAAAGGCCCGTTCAGCGGGAGTATGCAGTCAGGGCATCGTAGGATCGCTCGCAGGAAAATCCGGCCCGACGACTCGCTGCAAGCGCTGCCGCCAATTCTCCCGCATATCCATCAGCTTCTGATCGCAGCTCGGCGAGCAGATCGACAAGGTCGTTGATTGTCTTGCCTCGCTGGGCAAGGCGGGCACTGAGGACGGACTTGTCGGCAAGTAGCTGACGGGTTTGGTCGCGCAGGCTGTCATTGTCAGCGCGCTGCTCAGCAGCAAGAGCATCGTCTTTCTGTTTCTGATGAGTTGCATCGGCGCGCACCTGGTCAATGTCTCGTTGACGTTGTTGTTCGGTCTTGCGGGCTTTTTCGCTTGCCTCTGTCGCAGCGCTGGCAAGGGCCGCACTCAGTTCGGCCAGTTGCTTACCGTAGCGCCATGCGTCCACTTTCCATGTGGAAAAACAAGCAATGGCCACCAGTGTGGCAATGCTAATCCAGCGCCCCTGACTCACGCCAAAACCTTCAATGCTCGCGCATACACCGCCTGACGATCCGCCGCGCCGTTCTGGCCACCGTTGATGCGGCGAGTGATGGCGTCGAACTGGCCAGCATCGGCCAAGGTGTTGAGCCCCCTGTTCGCCCAAAACCACGCTGCCGACATGCACGCATGTTGCGGCTTTTCCAGCAGCTCCGGCTGGCTGATCAGGTCCAGGCCCAGCGCTTCACCGCACGCTTTGTAGTTGGCGCGGCCCGTGATCTGGATCAGGCCACGCCCGCGAAACTTGGAGCCGTCACCCGGCTGAGTGTTGCCCAGATCAGCGCGGCCTTCGTAGCGGGCCTGGGCTTTGGTCGGGCCCCAGATCTCTTTCACGTATTTGAGCTGACCGGACTCATGACCGATCTGGGCGATGAAGGCCGCCACCCGCTTCGAGCCGACGATCTGATAACGGTTCATGGCAGTGTTCAGGACAGGTGCAAAAACGCCGGCAACATGGCCGGCGTTCGGGAAGATTTGCAGCAGTTGCTGCGTGGTGATAGGCATGGCTTTCTCCAGGCAAAAAAATACCCGCACAAGGCGGGATCGTTGATCGTGAATTCCGTCTCAGTTGAGCTGAGAGGACAGCCAGAGCGGTTCCTGAGGGCGACTTTTCAAGTCCGGAAATGTTTCGGTCTGTGGCCAATCCCGCAAATCCATTCTGAACCCTTGCAACTCCTGGTACTGGTCAGCCTGCAAGGATGTTGGGCGACCGGCTTCCGCTTCATCACGATGCCGAATGATTAGCGTGTCAGTGCTCTGCAAAAGTCGGTCACGCCACTGTCTTTGCATTTCACGCTGTTGCTCAAGGGAGGGCGGCGGCAGGTCTACCAGACAGGGATAGCCCTGCTCATCCAGCGCAATCACCTTACCGAAAGCGGATGCATGCGAGAGCTCTAAATATTGAGCTTCAGTCAGCTCTATAAGTTCGTCCTCGGGAGGCAACAAGCAATCCGGGTTAGCCACGCGGATCAGGCGCGGCGGAGCGTCTTCGTCGGGTATTGCAATCATTTCGGCCGAGCTGCCGAGGCTCTCAACGTCCGGCGTCCAGTCGGGATCAGGCACGTACACCATGGGCGGCATCCACTCTGGATCGATCACGTCTTTGAAGCGGGAGCCAAATACCGACTCACAGTAAAAGTTGAGCCCTGTGCGGTGCAAATAGTAAATGTCAGTCATATCAGTTACCCCAAGCCTCCCAGTAGCACGGGCCTACGCCATCGTTACCGTTAACGATGGTGAACCCCGTACGCGTTACATCTTTAACGGCATAGTTGCCAACAGCACTGCCTTTCATCTCGGCGTTCTGCACGAAATTCACGCCCAAAATGGCGCCGGGGAATGTCATGGGAAACGCAACCGCTATAGCCGCGTCCTGCCCCAAATTGGCGGTCACGCCCCACATGCGAATCAGGCCTGTATCAGCGCATCGCCACCAGCCAGTAGTGCCCATGCTGCTGGTGTTCTTAGGCGCATTCCCCGAGTGCCACACAGTGTGGGCGTTGGCGCCCATCGACAGCCCGCCTACCTTGAACTGGTTGTCCGTGTCCAAACCAAAGTAGGCACCGAAAATCCCTTTGCGGTGAAACATCATCACCGCCGACGCCGCGTTGTTGGCTTCGTTATGCACTTCCAATGAGCCGGTTTCGCCGGTCAGAGCGGCTATTTGCGGAGAATTCCCCGAGCCGCAATGCAGGTTCGAACCGCTGGCCAAAGACTGGTTAACCTTGAGGTACTGCGCAGGCGGGTACTTGGTCACGTCCCACAACGCGCCGCGCCCGTTGAATACATCGCCAGTAACAAAGTCCGCCGAGAAAATCTCTTTTGACTCACTGCCGTAATAGCCGATATAGCGCAGGCGCTGACGGTAGACGTTCAGCGAGCCGATGCCCTCTTCGGACTTAAAGCTAATCGAAGGGCTGTTGGTGGTCAGGCCTGCAAGGGTCAGCGGGCCGGTCATGGTGTCGCCGGTATTGCGTACGCGCTTGGCCAACTCATCGTTGATGGCCGTGGCAAAGTTCGGGTTGTTTCCCAACGCTGCTGCCAGCTCATTGAGCGTGTTCAAGGATTCTGGAGACGAGCCCACAAGGGCGGCCACTGCGCTCTCAATCAGTTGCGTGGTTTGGGTCTTTGTGTAGGTTGTAGCGCTGTCAGCTTTAGTCGCAAGCGCTGCTGTCATCGCCGCCGCGTCAGCTTTTGTGGCGGGGTTGAAAGTTGCAGCCGACCACAGTTGCTGCCCACCCCAGCACAATACCCCTTGGGCGCTCATGGCCAAATCACGCGCTAAACGCCCACTCCAATGGAAGACCACTCGCGGCGCATATTCAAAGTCAGAAGTGCCCGCTGCAATGCCACCGGCCTCAAGAATCTGTAAAGCGCCCCCATTACCGTCTGATGAAGTTCCTCCAGGCTCAGGGGCTGAGAGCTGCGGACGCTGTCGACTGATGCTGCCAACCCTTAAAGCATCAGTAATGCCATACCCAGCAAGGGTCGTCGGGTTGCTGCCTGCAATAGCACGCCCCCTGCGATCAACAGTAAGGCTATTGTAAGTGCCCGGTGCTATGCCGGTATTCCCCAAGACCTGCTCAAAGTTCAGCGCCGTAGCACCCACGTTAGGCGGGGTGATGTTGCTCAATTGCCAGATAGATCCGTAATTCACCGTGCCTGCTTGCACAGGCACCATCATGCCGGGGCTGACCTCGATGTTTTCATCTGCGTCTTGAGTGCGAACCCATACCCCGCCCCCGGCAGAGTACAGGCCATTTTGGGCCGCATTGGCCTGATTCTTCACCAACACCCGGTCACCAGCCGCCAAAGCCACGCCGTCAATCGACTGTAGGCCGCTGAGAGCAATTGCTCCCGTGGTGGCCACTCGTACCGTTTTCTTCATGTCGGCCGCTGCGAAGGTCTGGATAGCCTTCAACAACTGGTTAACCTGACTTTCATCCGGTGTCAGGCCGGCCGCTTTGATAACGCTCAACAGCTCTTCAGTAACCGAGTTGCCCCACGCGGAGGGGATCAATGAACCCACTTGGCCCGTGGTGGGGTTTTCATCAACAAACTTGCCTTCGACCAAACCTACGTTTGGAACGCTCTTTGGATAATCCATTAGGACTGCTCACCGTAATTAATAAATTCAACTGTGTGGGCCGGGGCCGCTCTGCGTAGCACGCACTCCAAGGCCCCGCTCGGATTACCCCCGAAGGTCTCGCCCCAGTAACTGGCACCAAAGCGCCGCCCAAGGCGCCTGCGAGGCCCGGTTTCTAATGTCCACATGAACTGCGCCACCCACGTACCAAAGCGCGCAGACCCGAAGCGCGAGCGCGAGCCAAAACGCGGCGCTCTATGCTCGATCACCTTGGCATGGGGGTAGCCTTGACTGATGGCCAGCTCAACGAAATACGCCGGGGTCTGGCCACCGACTTCGACCAGTCGGCGGCGAACCGCCAACTGACGATCTTCAAAACGCGGGAACTCGCCCATGCACGCATCAGGCAGATTCATGACGCGCTCCCAGTCAGGGACCAGTTCGCGCACGGTATCCGGCAGGCTCTCGGCCAGCAGGTCAGCGGCCCGCAAGTCCTCACGGGCCAGCTCTTGCGCTCCGGCCTGCAACAACGCGTCAATGTCCGGGGAGAACTCCAGCTCCCACGCAGGGCCGGGAGGCAACAGGGCACGTAATTGCTGGTAATAGTCGGGGGCTGTTCTTATAGCCATTGCACCCCCCCGTACGTCAGCAGCTCGTTACGGGCGGCGGTAATGTTTCCTGACGGGCTCTGTAGGTCGTGGTCTTTTTCGCCCGTCGCGCCGCTGATTGCCTCCCGGATATGGGTGTTCAGCATCACGCCACCCAAGTCAGATTCCCGGTTATGCAAATCCACCAGCGCTGCCTCAACAGCCGCCCGAACTACCCCGCTGTCAGGGGTCAGCTTGATTCGGTACTGAATGGGCCTTTCCACAGGGGGGAGCACGTACAGCTCTGCCGTGACGGGGCGCTCTTTCTGGATGTAAGCCTCAACAACGGCGCAGGCTTCTGCACTGGGGATCAGGTCGATATCATCATCACGGACAAAGAAAAGCCCGACCGTACCGGGGCCAAGCCAGTGACGAATCAGCCACGCACGCGTCACGCCTGCCACCTCTAAGGCCCACGTCACGTAGTCGCTGGCACTGCCGCCGTGAGGGATCACCCGGTACGAGCGAATCACACGCCCGCGCAGGGTCTCTATGCTTTCTTGCTCTGTGCCGCCTCCCAGACCGGGAGCCAGTACCGTGAACTCCGTCCCAACACCCCGCGCCGGTGAGACCAGTCGCAACACTGTGCCTGCCGGTGTATTGCCTAACTGGCCGGGTTCTAACGCCTCCAGTTGGGCGACACCTTGCGTCTTAACCAGCTTGACCGATGCGGTAACGCGAAAGCGCACACCATCCTCACGCTGCAACAACGTGCCGGCGTCCAGAAGGGCGGGCGCTGCGCCGATAAAACTTGCTGATCCTGTCGCCGCCACGGCGTCCAGCCGGTCGCGTTTGAGCCGCGCCCGAGCCATGCGGCGCAATGTGTCCTCGTCGGCGGTGTCAGGGAGAATTTGCGCGGCAATGTATTCCTGATGGCCGTAGCGCCCATAAGCAGCCCCCGCAAAGACGCGGGCCAGCACTTCGGCATCAGAGCGCAGCAAGGCGCTGGAGCCGCCCAAGTCGCTTTGGGCTCGGGCAATCAGCTCCGGGAGTGACGGGGTATTAAATGGCATTGATCACCAACCAAAGGTTTTCAAGATAAATTTCCACCGGCCCGCCTTCGCGCATGTGCAACACCACCTGCAAGTCCAGCCGGTCAAGGCCGCGTGTCACGATGATGTCGATATGCGTCACGCGGCCATCGTCGAGCATCCATTGCAGCGACTCGCGGGCGAACGCCTCGGCATCGCGCTCCGTGGTCGCCGTCAGCTTGCGGCGGCGCAACTGCCAAAGCCGCGACCCGATACGGTCATTGGCCTGTGTGGGAAAGCTGTCTCCCCACCAGCCGTAGCGTTCGTCATCGTCCAACGGGTCATCAGGGGAGGCCCGACGCCACGTAAGCAGACTGTTTACCGCTGCCCTTCGCCAAGCGCTGGCCACGTTTTCGCTATTGATAACGGCCATCAGCTATCCCCCAGGCACCGGTTTTTTGTCCGACCCTTCGTGTACGTGATTCACTTGGCTGACCTTGGCGGCCACCTGATCGCCGTCCGAGACAATTCGCCCTGTGGTGTGGATCAACGGCGTGTCGAACTCGACAGCCGTACCGGCTTTGATTTTCAGGGTCATGGTTTCAATCTCGATAACCCGATCACGCTTGAAGTGCAAAACGTCGCCTTCATCGGTGTACAACGCGACCTCACCGGTCTCAAGACCTGCCAGCCGAAAGCGCCGGTCTGCAATGCAAACCACCACGCCGTGTGAACGATCACCGCCAATGAAAGCCGCTAACCCCTCTGCACCCGGATGCGGATTGGACGTGTAGCCATAGGGTTCGAGGTGTTCCATGTCGTCTTTCATTTCCCCGGCCAGCAGGCGCATTTGCAGGCTTTGGAGTTTGCTTGTGGCATTCACCAGACTGACAACCCCACGGGCAAACACTTTATTCATCAGGCTCATTCGGGCTTCCAGTCAGCAGGGATCAGGTATTCAAAGTTGTCCGCCTTGCCGCCCTTTTTCAGCTTGCGGGCTTTGTGCGGGTCTTTGGGTTCCGGTTCAAAGGCATCAGGCGGCGCCACGGTCATGGCAGCCGTGGTGCCGCTGTCATCGAGCACGTATTCGATTTCACTGATCAGCATGTCGCGGTCGATGCCTATGAGCAGATCAACCACGCGCACCAACATGTTCGGGCGCCATAGCTCGCCATTGGATTGCCGCCACCCCTGCACTTTGTATTGCAACGAAAGCGCCTTGCCGATGCGATTACCGCGCTCCCAGTTGGCCCGTGCGCTGGCCAGCTCGGGGCTGAGCTGGCCACTTTCATGAATCAGCAACACCCGCTTTCTGGCAGCCCGTGGGTCACTGACACTGGCCTGCACCTCTGACGCGCCCTCTCCGTGGACGGTGTCCGTTCCAGCCCGCTGCCCCACCACTTCGTAGTCGGAGAACACGCCGGAAAAATCCAAAGCCCCCGAACCGGTGAGAATATTTTTCCCCAGCTCCAGGCGATCAACTGCGCGGCCAGCACTGCCCGGCTTGACGATCACCAGTCGCCCACGCGCGTCATCCGTCGACAACAAACGCGATAACGTCAGCAGGCGGTCGATGGACTCGAAAACGGTTTCACCCGGTTCAATGGTGTGGTCGATCAGCTTGTCGGTTTCGGGCACTTCGCTAAGCACGCTGATGCCGTACGAGTCGGCCAGCGCCTGCACCACCTGTTGCACGCTTTGGTTGCGCCACTGGCCCGGCTTATTGATTGCTGCGCAGTCCACCAGATCCGCGGTTAAAGATCGTCCGCTAATGCTGCGGCTGACTTTGGTGGCGTCATAGCTGATTGGCGTAGCGAATACCCAGCCCGTTAAAACCAGATCCTCGCCTATCCTGACCTCGCATCGAGCGCCTTGGCGCACAGGAATTTCCGTGTCCTGCCCCGGCCAACGCCATGTCACGTCGAGGGAAAAGTCCCGGCTTTGTCGTTCTATCCCTGCGCTGATGCTGACTTTTTCCCAGCCACGGTAATCCAGTCCGTTGACGCTGAGCGTCACGGCATTGGTGTTTTGCATGGGGTTTACTCCTGAGCGACTTGCAACACCGCAGGCGGCAGAAAGCCGGGGTGTTTGACCCTGTTACGCGTAACGATTTCTTGCGCCCGCGACGCGTCACCAAAGCGCTGATAAGCCAGCACCAACGCAGGCAGGCTTTGTTTGGGCGTGACCTGCACCAAGCGCACACCCGAGCGGGCAACTTGGGTCAGGTGTGTTTGCAACTGCTTACGCACGCTCTCAAGCTGCGTGAAGTGCTCGTGAGGGGCGGCCAGTGCTGCCCCCCATAGCGCTTCGCACGCCGCATCACGCAGCGCAATAATTTCATCGGCCGCAGGCACTTCAGGCCGAACAATGGGCAATGCCACTTGCTGTTCCAGAGAAGGCACAGCCGGCAACGCCGCCGGCGGGAGCACCACCGGCATGGCGGCGGAAGTACGCACCGCATGGACCAACAGCATATCCCGCACCAATTCCCGTGCCGCCTTGACCACTGCAACGGTGGCCAAGCCGCCGGCTGCACTGTTGGCCACCGAGTCTGCCACTGCCGCCGCCGTCAGGGTTCGTGCTGCCTCCAGCTTGCTGGTGACGTCGCGTCTTGACTCGACAAAGCTGGTGAAGCCGGGTTCGGTATCCGCCAGTTTTGCAACTGTCTGCATGAACAGCGGATCAGCTTCAACCGCCGCCCCCGATACTGCGCCGCCACTCCCGACCGCACCGCCTGAACTGCCTGAGCCTGAACCCGAGTTGCTGTAACCCGAGTTATAGGGCTTGGTCGATGAACCTGTGTAGGACTGGCCGAAGCGGGCGAATTGAGCGCGAAACATGGCACTGAAATTACCCGGCGCATTGATCAGCATGTCCGCCAAAGCCTCGACCGACCCCACCAGACCAATCAGAGAAGCAAACTCGCGCTGGATCAGCATTTGCACACCGGCAATGCTGTTTTGCAGTGCGGCCACTGATAACCGGGCTCGGTTCACAATGGCCATTGCCGCCTTGTAGCGCGACAGAGCCGACTCCAGCAGGGTCTCAGAGGATTCTTCCAGTTGCTTTGAGGTGTTGGGCACCCCGGCCGGAAAACCCTTCTCACCATCCTCTACAAACGTCAGATCAAACCGAACTACCCCACCCTCACGACGCTCATGGGACACGTCGCAATCTGTCGCCGTGACCGTCATGCGGCCAAACCATGGGTGTATCAATTCGCCGGGGCCAGGCTGATCGAGTGCTTTTAACAGGTCATCACGTTTTACAAAACAATCATCCCCCACCACAAAAGCCGCTAGTTTTGGAATCCGCGTTTTACGGCCAAGATCCTCTACAAATGGCTTATCCCGTTGCGGGTACTCATGCACCTGCGTGCGCCGACCTACAGACTGGCTGTCACTGTCCACAAAGAACGGGACGCCCCTGAACGAGGCCGGCTGTAACTGATCGCGCCACGTTGTATCTGCCATCGGCCGCTATCCTTCCCTTGCCAAACTTCGGTAACCGACTTGCGGGGTCACGGTAAGACCCGGCTGATTCGTTTTCATGGGATCAACCCGCATGCCCTGTGGCGCATTGTCGAAGCGAACCACCATTGCGCCTTCCAGACTGGTGCGGTTATTGGCTGCCGTCTGCTGCACCAGAGACCCACGCTGAGCCACCAACTCACCCGAAGGCGGGGTCGGCTTGTGCTGCTGTAGAAGACTGCCCGGCTTGGGCATTTCACGCTGCTCAGGCATCGCCACCAACGCGCCCGGACGCGGCACAGTGGGGGCCTCAGCCTCGGGCAACAGGTCGCCCGGCCTGACTGGCCGCACCGCCTGAGTACGGTTCAGCAACTGGCCCGGATTCAGTAGGGGCTCAACCTCGGATTGACGCAACAGATTGCCCGGCACAGGCAAGGACTCAGCGCCCGTTACGCGTAACGGCTTGCCGGGTGCGGGCAGTGGCGGCGGTTGCGAACTCACCAGTTGCAAAGTCGGGGCACGTATTAAACCGCCGGGTACGACTGGATCATTAGCCGGCGGCCGTAGCAGATCAGCCGAGCGCGTAGCCCCTTGCAGAATGTTTTGATTGCGCTGCGCCTGGGCGGCATCCGCCCGCAGGAACTCCCCAGTGCCGCCACCCTCTCCGGCGTTGGCCAGCTTCTGGCGTTCCGTCCAGCCGTCCACCGTCGTTTTTGCCGACTCAAGGAATCCGGGGCCATCCGACCCAATCCCGAAGAGCTTCATCATGGGCTCAAGGATCGGCTTGAGCTTGTTCCACATGGACTGGAAGAAACCGCTGATGGGCTCCCAGTTGTTAACGATCATCCCCAGCGGCGTCCAGTCGAAGATGCTGGCCATAAAGTCCATGAACGGTACAGACAGCGCTTTAGTCAGCTCCCACATGGAGCCAAAAAACGCTGTCAGCGGTTGCCAGTTCTCGATGATCATCCCGATCGGCGTCCACGAAAACGCCGTTTTCAACCACCCCCACACCGCCATCGCCGGTTTCTCGATGCGCTTCCAGATCGCCTCAAAGTACGGCGCGACCGTTGACCAGTTGCCAATGAGCAAACCCGCCGCCAACGCAATACCGCGCACGATCAACCCTACCGGGCTCATACCCACGACAGCGTTCATCAGACCCAGCGCAGCCGTTGTACCAGCCGTGGCCACCCGCAACACACCAAAGCCGACAGCCGCACCCAACAGCCCTTTAATCAACCACGGGTTGGCATCTGCCAGCGTTGAAACCTTGCTGATGATTGGCCCCACCGTGGCCATGAAGTCGTTGAACGGCGGCAGCAACACAGTGCCTACCGTGATGGCCAAGGCCGTCATGCGGTTTTGCAATAATTGCAGGGCGTTTTCAGTGGTCTCTGATCGGGCCTTGTATTCACCCTCCATCGAGCCCGCGTATTTTGTCTTGTCCCCCACGGCCTTGAAGTTCTTTTGCAGCACGTCAAGGTTGGTCAGCAAGGGGGCAATAGCCCCTACCGATTCCTTACCGAACAGATTGGTCAGCACAGCGGCCTGCTTGGCCTTATCGACCTTGGCCACCGACTGGAGCACCTTGTTAATGGTGCCCTCGGAGTCCGTCTGCATGCCCCGTGCGATTTCGTTGGCATCAAGCCGCAAGGCCTTGAACGCCATCTGCTGCGACTTGGTGGCGGCGCTGCCGGCGGTCAGGGTCAGGGCGAAGTTCTTCATGCCCGTAGCCGCGACATCCTGAGCAATACCCACACCGGCCAGCGCCGAACCCATTGCCGCCAGTTGCCCGGCATTCAAACCGGCGATTTCACCCAGCGGGCCAATGGCCGTCACGATGTTAGAAATTTGCGCGGTACTCGCCGCGCCGGTATTGCCTAAATAGTTGATCTTGTCAGCCAGGGTAACGACTTCTTCCTGATTGAGTTTGAACGCCGTGCGCCACTTGGCCATCATCGAGCCGGACTGTTCTGCCGTCTGATCAAAAGCAATGCCCATTTTTACGGCATCTTGGGCGAACTGGCTCAAATCCTCCCGCGCAATACCCGATTGGCCACCCGCCGCCACAATCTGTGCAATGCCGTTTGCCGCCATTGGCAGTTGCTCTGACAGGTTGAGCACGTCCTTGCTCATCTGCTTGAACTGATCGGGGGAGTCGAAGTTAACCACCTTCTTGACGTCCGCCATGGCGCTCTCAAAGCGCATGGCCTCCTTGGCCCCAAGCACAAAGGGCAGCGCCAGTGCGCCGCCCTGCAAGGCTTCCATAAAGCCGATCTTGCCAAGGCCTGATTCGGTTAGCTGCCGGCGCAAGTTGTTGGCGTTACGACGAATCCCCCCGAGCACTGGCGACAGCCGGTCAACACCGGTAATAAGCGCCTTGAGCTGAAACCTGTCAGACATTATTGCTCCCCACTAACGCCGAGATTCGCCAAGCGTGTTCCTCACTTTCAAGGATCACGTCCAGCGGCTGGTTCTTCATTGCTTCTGGGTCGGTCTTCCAGAACCACGCAAGGTCGTAGACCAGTGCAATCAGGTCGTCGGGACTGGCGAAGCGGGATTGAGGAAAAAACCAACGATCATCCAAGCCAGTGTGTTCAGGTCGGACAAATCCAATTCGTTTACCGACCCGGCCGGGATCGCAGCGCAAACAGCCAAATACTTGGCAGCGACTTCAAGATCAGCCACCGGGTGACCGGTTTCCCCCAAGGTGTAGGGCAACAGCTTGATAGCGCGGGCCTCTTGAGTGGTTGGCCGACGAATACTCAGTTCTGTGACTTCTTCACCATGCGCCTTGATGGGGCGGCTCAATTTAAAGTTCGTCTTTTCCATTACTGCCAATCCCCTGATACGCCTTCGAATTTGAGCGAGACCTTGCCGTCATCGCCGGTCACTTTGATTTCATCCACTGCATAAGCGCCGCTCAACACGTAGCTACTGCCGTCCTTGAATTCGGCGGTAATGGTCATGTTCTGAGACTCGGCAATTTTCTGGTGCGGGAAGCCCGGTGTTTTCAGGGCATCAACGCTGATGAAGGGGGCCAGGTCTTCCTCTTTGAAGTAACCCGGCATGATGGTTTCACGCTTGACCTTCGACAGCGGGCATTCCACGCCGCCAGTGATAACGATCTGCTCACCGTCAATCTTGATGTAGCACGTGCCCGCAACTTTCTGACCCATAAGGGGTGCTCCAATGAAAAAGCCCGCACAGGGCGGGCTTGGGTGTTTCTTATGGCTTTACGCCGCTTCGGGGTACTGCAACCGGAACTGATACAACAGCGCAAAAACGCGGAGCTGGTTGACCAGATCTGGCGGGAACAGCACGTTCAACCGGTTGGGGTTAGCCGGATCGCGCTCTACGATCAAGTTGGCCTTGAACATTTCCATGTTTTCAACAATGCCAGCCCGCTCAAGCTCGCCATACGCGGCAATCAACTCCCCACGAATCACCACAGGGGTGACAATGCGCTGGCCGGGGCCAAAGTTGGTCCCGTCATTGGCTAGCTTGTGGCGGCCATACTTGCTGGTAATACGGCTACGCAACACACGCAGCACGTGCGCCGACTGATGCAACGTTTCGCTGTCCAGATACGAGTCGTCGGGCTGGTCGTACGCGTTGCGCTGGTAGGTCGTTACAGCGCGCTGAATGCGCAGCGCACCGCCCGAATAGTTCGCCGTGGCCGTGCCATACCCCAGCAACGACTGGAACTCTGTCAGCGTGAAACGCTCACTGACCGGCGCCGGGTCAATGCCGCCCAGCTCCCCCGTTTGAGTGGGACAGGCCGGGTCAGCGCTGATGAATACCGCCGTGCGGGCCACCAGTTGCGCGGCCACTTCCCACACCGGCTGTGGCACCCCTTTTTCAATGCCCAAAATGGTCATGTGCGGGTCATTGCGAAGCCGGCCGGCAGCGACATGCTCGCCCAACGTGCCACGGCGAACGCTGTAGACATGGCCATAAATCTGCTTGGCCCATGACCAGCGCCCGGCGCTGTCATCCATGGTTTCTTTCCACGCGTCCAGCGTTTGTGCATCGGTCCAAGGCTGGCAAATGAACTCAAATTCTTCATCCCCCAACGCTGCCAACGCCGCCGCCATGTCGGGCGTACCGGCGCCGCCTGACATTGGCGTGACCACCACTGTCAGACCGGCCGGGGTAATTTCGCCATTGACCCGGCCCAAGCGGTTCATCACCACCTGAATGTCATTGGCCTGCACGCCCTTGAATTTGGACGTGAGCGTCACAACGCCCTCAACCGCCGCCGCCTTCACAGGCAGCTCAATGGCGTCATTGATCTTGTTGGCCAAGGTGGCCGCAACCGCCGAGGCCGGCGACAGATTTGGCACCATCGCCTGTACGCGCTGCCCCGCCACGTAAAGGTTCAACAGTCCTGCTTCGCTGGTTGTGCCTGTCAGGGTGATGGTGGCCGTTGCAGATACGCCCTCAGCCACTTTGAGTGGCAAACACCAGACCTCGCCCGCCGGATCAATGGCGCGCAGTTGCTTGTGCATGGCCGCGATCATCGACCCGTCGCCACCGATGGCGCGTGCTTCAGTCGTGCGCGACACAATCGACAACTTGCCGATTTCATCGCCCTCCGCGTCATCGTTGACCTGACCCACCAGCAGCCGGCGCAGTGTTGACAGCCCGCTGTTGGCCATTGAGTTGTCCACCTCTGCATAAAACAGCGGGACACGTAGATCACCTGGAATAGCGCTGAACCCTACACTCATGTTGCTTTACCTACTTTGGCGGGCTTGGACTCAACGGCATCACCATCATTGATACGGCGCTGCCAATAAGCGTTATGCGGCACTTGCGCGCCAGTTTCGGGCAGCAGTTCGCCGCCCTTCTCAGGGTCGGGAACATCCCGGCCCTGAGCGGGTTTCAAATAAATGCGCTTCACTTTTGTAAATCCTCTCGGGCTTGAAACTCGATACGGCCGTCAGGGCCTGTAGGGGATAGGTTCTTGTCGAATATCGGGTCGATAAAATCCATATTGATATTCATGCCTTCCAGCGGCGGCAAACCGTCCAGCTCGTATTCGTGCCACGTTTCAGCCGGATCACTTTCGCGGTTACGGCCAAGCTGAAAAGCGGTCACAAACGAGAAGCGGTAAACCGCCTTGTCCCGGCTGTTGAGCAACATTTCCCGGCCCACGTATTCCACCGGGTCGTATTCCGGCTCGGGCTTGAACCCCACCAAAGCGCGGCATAGCTCCTTGCGCACCGCGTCCACCTGATCACCCACCGCAAGACCGCGCTCGTCCCCAGCGCGCTGCGGAAAGACCACGCACACGTCAAATTCCTCGGTCACGTCCTGCAAAATCACGTTTTGCGCCTCAGAAGGATCAGCGCGCTCGTCGGTCAGCACCACGTAAGCCGCAAGGCCTGACAGCTTTGAACTTTTCTCGATGCTTTCCCAGTCAATGCCACCCGTAACGGCGTTGGTAAAGCCGGGGCAATGCGCACGCAAGTGCATCACCAAAGGCGTCACTTTCATAAATCACCCGTAACAAAAAGCCCGCACTGGGCGGGCTTAGCCGTTATGTAGGCTCTTGGCGAATGCGTCCTGCAAAATGCTGACAATCCTGTCATTGCTCTTTTGCAGGGCGTCTTCCATGAAGTTCTCGCGGGGCGCGATTCGCCACCCTCGCCCGTTGTCAGCTTGACGGCGGTGGCCTTTGGTTCGCTTGGCGCCGTTTCTAACACCGTAGTGCAGGTAGGCCGGGTAATACTCTTTCATGGCAGCGGTTTTGTTCGGCATGATCCGCACCATAAAACCCGACCTGCTGACTTTGGGTGTAATCGACTTGGTAAGCCGGCCAGTCCTGTGGCCCGGATAACCATCAGGCCCCGAACGCTTGGCTTTGCCGGTGAGTTTGCGGGCTTCTTTCTGAACCAGTCGCCCCACCTTGGCAAAGCCCTTGCGGATTTCCGAACGGTTGAAGTTGGCCCGTTGAAAATCGTCGAACGCACCAAAGTGCATGTAGGCCGCAACATGAGGTTGGGTCATAGTTCTTCTACCTCCAGCACCGTAAACCTGCGCTTACCGTTGAGATGCGAACTGCGCCGAACCCGGTAAACCGTGGCGCCCTCGCCTTCACCTACCACCGCCTCCCAATCGTTGGTAATGCCGTTACGGTAACGAATGGTGATGCGGTGAGTCATGATGCTGTCAGCCTGAACACTGCCCGAATACAACGCGCTGCCCACCGGCTCGACCTTGGCCCACGTTCGTTTTTGAACTGGAAAGCTCGACTCCAGGTCGGCATCGAATTCATTGGGTTGGTCGTCACGGTGACGCAGCGTCACCCGCGTATCCAGCTCACCTATGGCCGGCTCATTCATAAGCTGAACCAACGGTAAGGGCCAATCAACGCATCCACGGCCAACGGCAGCACCTTCATGCCGGTGGCCTCACTGGCGGCCTCTCGATGCTCGTACCAATGGGCAACCAGCAGCAGCATGGCCAAGCGCCAATCATCATCCAGTAGCAGAGCGTTTTCGGGCGCATCATCTGGCAACGCATCACCCGCAATCAGCAATCGCCCGGTCTTGTTCTGCACCAAATTCCACGCCGCACGCCCGTAAGCCTGCAAGAGCGTGTCTTCGTCGGTGCTGTCGTCATCGAGGCGCAGATGCGCCTTGATCATGGAAAGTTCCAGCATCAGCGCACAGGGGCCACTTGCGCGGCCCCGCTCCTTATCAGGCTGCGACTTCGGCGCCTTTGCCTGCCAACGCCTTGATCGCGGCCGTGTCCTGCAGGACGATGCCGAAACGCAGGAACGCAAGAAAGCCCACTTGGCCATACTCGGCGTAACGCTCAACCAAGCGTTTCAGCGTCAAGCTGCGCACGGCGCGCAAGATCAGCTCGTTAAAGTCGCCGGCAAACATAAACTTCTTGCCAGCAGCAATATCAGCAATTGCCTGATCAATGACGTATTGCTGTTTAAGAATGGTCGCCGGACGGTCGCTATCAATGCCCGGCAGCCAGAGAGGACGGTTATTGCCATCGACCATTTCTTCAAGGGCCTGACAGGTTTTGTCGTTGAAGGCCAAGCGGAATTTCGGAGCCGCACGATAGGCCGGGTCGACCGAGTGAATCAGGCTGTTCACTTCCTGCCAGGTGAACTTGGTTGCATTGGCTGTAACGCTGCCCACGCTTACCGAGGCTTCCAGTCCCTTAGGCTGGGCCGGCGCATCTGCCGCCTCGGCTGCGCCAGTGCCCTGCACGATCAGGCGGTTACGAGTGCGTCCACAACGCTTGCTGATGCGGCCAGCCAGAAAGGCTTCCATATCAATACCGGAATCCTGCAACAGCTGGTCAGAGACACGAATA